AATCTTAATCCTAAACAAAACTTTCATTCTCCTACGTTTGAGATTGAATTGAGTACTGCTTCGGAAAGTTCCGCTACTACTACAAGTCAGAAGGGTTCAAAACAAATAAATAAAGTATTTGAAAGATTAGCAGAAATTGACAAAGAACCTTCTTCTGAGAAGAAAATACTTAAACAATTGAATGAAGTTCAGAGGTTTAAGAAAAATGTTAATAACGGAGCCGTAGCTACTCAAGAACAAATTGAGCAGATTGAGCAAATTGAACAAGAAGCTAAAGATAAAGGATATGAAATAGTTGATTCAACAGGAGAAAAATATGATACTAATGATGCAGGTGATGCAGACTTTGTAGCAGATGAAAATCTTCCTAAAGGTCTTTCAGTAGTGAGAAGTGTTAGGACTCCACAGATTAACAAAGATGGAAAAATGGTTCAATTATCTAATATTATAGTCAGTGTAGGGACTAAGCCAGATTCAACTAGAGAAGCATTACAGAATGAAGTAGATGATGCATATGAAAGTAAAGATGTTAAAAGGCTTAGAAAAGCAACAAAAGCATTAAACGAATATGATGCTCAATTTCTTGGTTCACCAAATACAGCATCAAATCAAGTTGTAGAAGAAACTGATTTTTCAGAAAAAAAGACATTTGCAAGTAGTAAAAAACGAGCAGAAAGAGAAAATAGAGAATATAAAACTATAACACTTGCAGATATTGATATAGAAGTAAGTGACTTAGGTTTTAATGAAGATGAAATTACCAAAATAATTGTTTTAGAGCAGCGTGGATTAAATTCTAAAGGGCAAGCTTTAGGAAAGGTTAGGGTAATAACTAAAATGGGAGCAAGTAATTTTGATGTAGTTTTTAAAACTAACACTTCTGCGCAAATACAAGAAGCTGAATCTGCTGCTGCTGCGGGAGAAGCTAGTAAAGCTGAATCTTTTAATCAAATGAGAGATGAGGCAATTGAAAATCAAGACAAAGAACTTATTGCAAATTGGTTATTAACTAATGCAGAAGTTGGAGATCGAATAGTATTTCCTAGTGGGGCAGAGTACACGATTATTGAAATTAAAACTAGTAAACACACTGGTAAAAAACAAGTAACAATATTTCCTTCTGAAAATGGAAAAAGATTACAAGCTGAACCTTTCATAGTAAAAGAAGACCAACCGGGTACAAATAAAGCTGACGCATATAGTATTAAAAAATTAGGAGGTAGTATTTTACAAGATAGTTTTACTGATGCAAAGGGTAATCGAGTAACTGAGAAATCAACATACAAACCTAATACGGAGTCTGCTGCTACTCAAGAGCCGGCAATAGAAACATTAGAAGAAACACTATCATTAGAAGGTGAGTATACACCAATTAATCGTGATACGATTAAGAAGAAAGGACGTAAGAAAGAATATACTATAGTTCTTGCTGATGGTAAAGAGTATACCAAAAAAGGTTATCAAGTAGTTATTCCTGAATATCCCGATACTGATATATGGATTAGTAGAAGTAAATTAGATGGTACAGAAGGAAAGCAATGGCAGTTAGATGATCGTAAAACAGGTATGCAGTTAGGTTCTTTGTGGAGTACTATAGACAACGCTTTAGAATTTGGTGCTGATTTCTTAAACGAAGCATTTGAAAAAGCTTCCCGTGAAGACTTAGCAAAAATAGGTTTTTTACCTAAAATATCTGAGAAGCCACAACAACCTATTACTGACTCTGGATTAGATAGATCATTATTTGATGAGATGCTTGGTAAGGTTGAAGGAGATGCTAAGTTTAATATTTCAAAAGACGACAAGCAATATCAATTAGATTCAGATAATCCTTTAAGTGCTGAACATTCTTCAATAAAAGAGCTTGCTGCTAAACTTGTAAAAAGAATAGGTGGAGAAGTTAAATTTATTAATGATCCAACTAAAAATTATCGAGGTTATAGACAAGGCAATGTTTCTGTTATTAACTTAGCAAAAGCAACTCTTGATACCCCTATTCATGAAATTGTAGGTCATCCATTAATTCGTGCGATTAAAGAAGGTAATATAATTTCAGAAGAAGAAAAGACGCAAAAAGACAAAGATTTAGAAATAATTAGAAAAGAAAGAAAAAAGATTAATGATCGAATTAAAGAAGGTATACTAAATCAAGAAGATGGAAAGCGTTTATTAAAACAATATGAAGATATTGAATCTGAACTTAAAGAACAGGGTTATACTACGCTTTATAAAAAATTCTTAAAAGAATTAGAAGGTGGTTATGGTAAAAAAGTACTTGACGAGGTAAAACGAAAGTATAATATAAAAGATCAGCCTTATATACTAGGAAGACGAAAGTTAGATGATCATCCTTTTCTTGTTAGTGAAACTGATACAATATATCCATCAACTGACAAAAGTCTTTATTACGAATTTAACGTTGGAAATAGGACTTTTGAAACATATGAAGAGGCCGCAGAATACCAGGAAGCACTAACAAATTATTACTCTTTAGAAGAACAACAGGAAGAAGCACTTGTACAATTATTAGGAGAGCTTACGGCTAATAAAATACAAAAAGCTCAAAACGAAAGTCTTATATCTATATTAAAACGGTTGCTTCGTCAAATGACTAGACAATTACGAAACTTATTTAATAGTAAAGAAGTTAAGGTTACTGACATAAGTGCGGATATGACTCTTGATGATTTAGCTAACTTGTTAGCATATAGAAATAATAAAATTATTTTACCAGGACACGAAATTGTTTATAAAACACCCGACGGTGAACAATGGAGTACCTATGAAGAAGCTAACAATCATATTACTAAACTGTTTTTAGAAGAATTTGAAAATCCTATAGAAGATGTTGAAAAATTATTAGGCTCTAACCCAAGTAAAGAATATAATGAGTTTAGAGATAAACAAGATAAACTGGCTCAAGAAGAGTATGAAAAAGTTTCATTGTCGGATTATAATGAATTCAAAGGCCAAGAAGATGTAATAACGTTATTATTTCGTAGAAAAAAAGATGGCTCATGGGAAAGGAAAGCAGTTGAGTATTATGGCACTGATTATGATGAATTGTTACATGATTGGAAAGATGTTGATCAACCTAAAGAAGTAGAACACTATTTTGAAGAATATATAAAAGCACAAGTTTATAGAAAAACATCAACAGAACTACAAAGGTTAAAAGATCGACAAACCCAATATGATAGATTACTTAATTTTATTGAAAAGAATGAAGAATATGAAATTAGTAATGCTGCGATAGCCGAATGGAAAAAAGAGAATAATATTAAATATAATCCTGAAGAAGTTTATTCAAGAGGGCAGGGTTTTTATTCAACAATTGGAGCATATAGTAATATAGAGTTAGACTTATTGTTGCAAAATTTATTAACTCATATTGAAGATAATAAAAAATCAGGGGGAGAATTTACTGTATCTGCATATACAAAACCTGTTGATATACAATTAAATCATTTAACAAATGGTTCTGCTGTAAATTTTGTAATTTATCCTAAATCAGAAGATATTAAATGGGCAGCAACAAAAGATGTATACTCGGGCAGTGTGTGGGATGCGGCACAAACGGTTGGATTAAATAAGAGCAGTGAATTAACTGGGGTATCATATACAAAATCGCCAGCACTGCGTAATTTAAATGCCGTTCAACCTAATTTAGCGGACATAATAGATAAGCGAGAACATCATCATAACGAATTAGGTATAAATTTAACTACTAATAACTTTAGATTAGAATATCAAGACACTGTTCCCTCATCTGTAAAAGATTTAGTAGATAAGATTAATCGCATATTAGATCAGAAATATGGTAAAATAGTTAAGCCTAAAATCGCAAAATCAAGTAGCATTGTAAAAATTTATGAACCTTCAGATAAAATAAAAGCTGTTAAGAATTGGAATGAAGAGGGACTTACTGATGTAATTGGTGAACAAGTAGTATATAATAGTAGAATCTATATTATAGATTCAATTAAATATATAGAAGATAAACAAGTAAATCAATATACATTATATAATGCTGACTTAGATGATGTACAATTTGTTTTTGCTGGTGACTTTATTAAGAAACCTAAAGAGGTTCGTACGTTAGATACTTCTGTTGTAGCAGTAAGTAATAAAGATTTTGATTTTAGACAAGAACATCCTTTAATTGGTCAATTGGTTGAATATAAAGAAAAAAAATATATAGTTAATGATGTATCAATTGATATTAATGGTTATTATTTTACAATTGCAGAATTATTTAGCGATAAAGAAATAAGTGTTCCGGGCAGTTCTTTAACAGTAAATCCTAATCTTGATTTACCGATAAAATTAAAAAACTCTCCTAACTTAATTTTTGTTATTACTGATTTAGTGGAAGGTGATACTATTTATCGAACAAATGATTTAACTAAGTTAATAAAAGAATATAGTAAATTAGTAGTTAATTTGAACCTAGTTGATGTACAGGTATTTAATAATATTGATATGCCTATATCTCCAACACAAACCTCTAGTAATATACCTGGTCCACAAAAATACGTTAAACAAGTCTCTATTGATCCTTTTCGACAAGCTGTAATTAATGGTAAAGTTGCTAAATTAAAAACTGTTGCAAAACAATATCCTAGAACATTAATTGCTAGTGAAATAAAGAAAGTATCTAGAGAAACATATAATAATGAGTTTGATTTTTTTGAAGATTTACCTTTTCAGTTTCAATTAGACGAACCTTCTGTTCCGTATAAAGCAATTAATAATTCTATCTTTCCGATTAATGAGTATTATCAAGTAGTTGATATTGTTACACATGAGCTTGATGAAATTGTTACTAATAATCGTGAGGATACTGAAACGTATCAAGAAGCATATACTAGATTAATTCTAGATAAGAACGTAGATACTAATATTTTTACTCGTAAAGATGAAAATGGTGTATTAGGTAGAATCATGAGCTTTTACAAAGAAAATCAAAATGTTCTTAATGATGAAGACTTTGTTAGACTAGTAAATGGTATTCGTAATGGAAATCAGTTTGGCGAACTTTATTTAGATGTTCTTAGAAATTTAAATAGTCGTGGTATCTATATTGATATTGCGCGTTTAGAATCTAATGAGTTAACCGATAATGAAGACATTGTTACTATTCAACAAGGTGATGATCGTGAAAACTGGCAAGTAAAAGTAAACTCTGTTTCTCCTTTTGAACAGCTTGGTGAAATATTACGCTTTGAGTTGAATCGTATTAAAAGAGTAAAATGGAATGCTGATAAATCAGATGTAGAAGAAGTTCGTGGATACTTACAGTTTCCTCAGTACTATACTGTTGATGAGGTGTATAAGCGTTTACAAACAATGTTGGGTAATAGTCCTACTATTGAAATTTTTGAATGGAGATTAAATTATTGGTCAGTAATTGATCCTTTAGCATTCTACATTAAAGATCGTTTTTTACCTACTAGAGAAAAAGAATTTGGATTAAAGACATTACTATTTAATAAGATTGGTCAAAATGTTAAGTACGATTACATTACTCACGTGCAAAATAATCGTAATAAATTTACTACGGTTATGACAAATAGTCGTACTGAAGTTAAATACATGATTGCTGATATTATTAGTGGTTTTAAACAAAATACTAAAGTATTAAATAATAAAGGTGAGTATGATGGCGTAGAACAATATGCTGAAACTATCTTACAAGCCATTAAGACTAGAGATTATCCTACAGTTGATCGTATGCTGTACGATATGGGTGTTACGCCTTATGAGGGAATTATTCAGGAACTTACTGATAAAGATCGTAAAAAACTATTAAAAAGTAGATATGGCTTTAGAACCATACTTGAAGGCTTTAAGAAAGGTAAAGATATGTTTGGTATTTACGGTGAACAAGCACCATCTAGTGTTATTCGTAATATTGCTAAAGTTTATACTAAATATACTCAACCTAAGACTAACAACATGCACCGTAATCCTGACGGAGGTAAAGTGTTTGAATGGAATAGACCTAACTTCTTGAGTAAACGTATAATTGAACTTACTGAGTTTTATGATACTACTCGTCAGTATTACAGCGATCCTTATTATAAATATTCTACTTTCTTAGCTAAAATGGCCGATAAAGAATATCGGGATAAAGTACGCATGGTAGTAATGGCTGATATGCGATTAAAGGGTAAGAGTCAAGGTGTTGAATTTATTGATATGTCAAAGAAAGAATTAATGGTTAATATGTTAGGGCAATTCTTTAATGGAGGTAGTGATACTGGTTTCTATATTCCACTACCTACTCACTCTGATTCAAGTGTACAGACTGCTATCTTTATTAATGAAGATAAGAACCACGATCGTATTCCTGAATTAGTACAATTAGCTAAGCAGGAGTTATATACTATTATGGAAGGACAACAAGATAAATTCTTATTGTTTCCTGAACTTAATAATAAGTTAGATAGTTATAAGAAGCAGTGGGAGAATCTAAACGAAGAACAATTAGCTAATGATATTGAAAATATTGTTGAACAGCGAATTGCTTCGGAAATGAAGTTATTAAAAGAACTTGGTATTATTGATGAGAACAATAAGTTTACTGATAGTTTATTTAACAAAACCCCTGCCGAAGCATTAGTAAAACAGTTTGTACCTACCTTTATGGTATATCAATCTGAGTTTATTAATGTGTTTAATGGTAATCTTGGTCATTATAAAAATATTCGTACTTTTTATAAGCGCGCTAAGCAAATTTGGAGTCCGGTTAATTATCTAAACACTGATGCTGAATATAACAGCATTAAAGTAAGAGCTAATTACAATCTTAAAATTCTTCCAGATAATTTTGTTACTAATGAAGAATTAGTTAAAACGTTAAACAAGCTTCAGAAAGGATTAGGTGATTTGTATAAAGACGCAAATGAAACCGACGCTCAGTCTTACGTTGATTTGTTTAGATTTAAAGAAGAACAGGTTGGTTTAGGTCGTTGGGATTCTGTGAAAGAAAACACGTATCAGCGCTTATTAGAAGGAGAGTTTAATATGGAAGAAATTGAAGAAGTGTTTAATATTTCTAAACCTTATTATTTTGGCTTTCACAAAGAAGGTAATAAGTATTATCCCTTCCAAAATAAAGATTCTCAGTTTATACTGTTTCCGATGTTTGGCTTACAAAAGATCAACGGTAAAGATAATCCATTATATAATGAAGAGTATAAGAAGATGCTCGAACAAATGGGTTATGAATTTACTGAAGATACTGTTACTACTGTTAAGAACTTTGAACAAGAACGAGCAAAAGAAAATTCTCGTTATGTAGATAAGTTTACATTCGAGTCTGCAATTAAAGTAGGTAAGAGTGGTGTAGTTGAAGCGGGTAAATATGAAACGGGTAAAATACATAAAGCATCTAATTCTAACTGGGGATTACAGATGGAAGTTCCTGAACACCATATTGATGAAAAAGGTCTAATGGCTGTACAGGTAAGAAAGAACATGATCAATAATATTGATTTAGAGGCTATGTACGAGTTTCCAACTGAATTAAACTTTATTGATAGTAATGGTGAAAAAGTAAAGCGTAAAAAAGTTACTGGTAGAAATCTAGTAGAGCTTTATAATACTATTCAAATTCACGATATTAAAGAAGATATGGAATCTATTGGTAAGAAGTTTGAGTCTTTTGAAAAAGTAGTAGAAATGGTACGCCAAGAAGTTCTTCGTAGAGGAATGGGCGAGCGTTATGAAGATGCTTTACAGCTAGAAACAATTGGTGAAACAACTCAGTTATCTAAAAAACCAAAAATAGATGTTTCTCAGCGTTGGTCTAAGCTAAAGAAACAACCTGTTTATACCGAACAAGGTGTAAACACAATGAGAACATTAAACAAAGAAGCTAAAGATGCTCATTTTGGTAATCCATTTAGTAAAGCTGGTTATGGAGGAACTATTAAACTTTCTTCTGTAGAAGCTGCTGTACAAGCTTATAAAGATTGGTTATTAACTGATAAATATAAAAATGTAAAACCTGATCAAAAAGCTTGGATATTAGATCAAATTAATTCAGGTAAACTTGATAATGCTACATTATTATATGATGGTAAGTTGGCTGGTAGAGGTAAAGGTACTCACGCAAATGCATTAGCTGAAGTTGTTAATGAACTACGCAGCGTAACAACAAATACTTCTACGGCAAAAGTAAAAACTAGATTACCATTATATCATCCTGCTCATATTTATAAGATTCGTCAGTTGCTTAATTCTTTATACACTAAACAAGTTACTCAACAAAAACTAACTAATGGTGTTGCTTTAGTTAACTTAACTAGTTATGGATTTAATACTAAACCAGAAATTGTAATTGAAGATGGTAAGGTTACTAAGATTGAAGCATATGCTCCTATTTATTCTAATGAATTATTAGAGTATATTGGTGAAGATGGATTAGTACATGTAGAAGATTTACCAGAAGAATTACGCAGAGGTATGGTTTGGCGTATTCCTAATGAAGCTAAATACTCTACGTTTAATATTGAGATCAAAGCATTCTTTCCTAGAGAATTTGGTAATGGTATTGTGTTACCACCTGAAATTACTACTCTTGCTGGGAGTGATTTCGATATTGACAAGGTGTATGG